ACGCATGATGGCCGATGAGCGTTATTTGCCTGATGACTTTTTGGTTAACGTGGCACAAGACACGGAAGATCCTGTTTTTGAAGCAGTTACAGCAGATCTTTTGCGCATACGTTACAAAATAGAGATACAGGCAGGCAGTATGCAGCCGTTAACCGAACAGCTTGAACGTCAGGATGCACTACAGCTATTTAACATGACAATTAACTTACCGGAGATTAACCGCATCGAGGCGATCAAAGGGTTACTGGCCTCGTTTAGAGTACAAGATCCCGATAAATATTTGGGTAACGCTGAAGATGGCGATGCGGTAAAAGCAGCTCAGTTAGAAAACGTAGCTTATTTAATTAATGGTGGTGATCCTGGGGTTACACCGTTTGAAGATCATCAGTTACATATACAGTATCATCAACAAATACAACAACTTCCGCAATTTCAACAACTACTTCCACAGCAACAACAACAGGTTATGGGCGTAGTGCAGAACCATATCCAGCAACATCAGCAAATGCTGAACCAGATGGCACAAGGGCAAGCACCTCAAGCCGCTGGTGGAACAAATGCAGGGGTAGCGGAAGGAAACATCATGTCACTTGTACGTAGCCAGGCACAGGAAGTTAGCCAAGCCGTACAGAATGCACCAGGACAAGGATAATGTTAGTATTTCACGATTACGAATGCGAAGATGGACATCGTCAACTTGACATACAGAACGATTCCAATAATATTAAACGTAAGATCAAATGTGACCAGTGTAAAAAAGATGCTAACATGTTGTTTATAAAGAGTAACTTCATACACAACTCACACAGTGGGATGTATGGTAAGTTTCATGCAGGCTTTGGTCAGGTTGTAGAGTCATACAGCCATAAACAGGAATTATTGAAGAAGTATAACGTGACAGAGAGTGCCGACAGAGTTGGCGGTTCGACTTGTCACATAACCTCCGATGTAACGGACTCTACTCCGTCAGACACCCCAACGCCTTCTTTTGGTAATACACCCGAAGAGGCAGTGGCTCTTGCGGAGCAGAGGTATAACGAAGGAGATCAGTAAATGTCCGAATCAGCACTAGCTTTGGACTCCGGTGCAGAAGACTCGTCACCCGATGTGGAATCATCTCAGGATCAGTCAACAGAATCTTCTCTTGAACTGTTTACGGATGACACTCCAGAATCGGCACAGTCGGAAACATCTGGACACTCTGATGCAACGTCAGATTTTGACCCACAAAGGCATGATTGGTTGCGTGGAAACGCAGACAATGTGCCAGAGCAGTACCAGCCGTTAGTTCCGCTTGCAAAAAACATGCAGGCGCAATTCACAAGGACTCAACAGGATCTTGCAGAACAGCGCAGACAAATTGAGGCAGATCGCAGTGAATGGGCCGATAGGGTTCAAGCTGTAGCTGCACCTCAACAGCAGCAGATAGATCCTGTAGATGCAATGAGGGCCAACCTGAGTGAAGATGAAGCGCGAGGCGTAGATGCCGTCGAGCAGATTATTCAACACAGGGTAGGTAATGTTGTTAATAACCTTAACAACCAGGTTCAGCAGTTACAACAACAGCTTTCTACGGCTAATAATTACGTGCAGGGTCAGCAAACTGCGTATATCGCTTCTCAGGTAGGCGAAGCAAGAGAGGCGTATGGCGGTGATCTGGATGCTTATACCGATCAGATTGTTGCTACTACAAAGATTACTAACCCTGTTACGGGTAGCCCGTATACAGTGCGCGAAGCGTATGAGTTACATGCAGGTATTACTGCCCAAAAGGCGGCTGATCTGCGTGGAGCTAATACTTCAGCGCGAAGGTCTTCAAAGCGATCAGTTCGTGGAACGCAGGGTGTGGATGCAACGGAAGGTGACGGCCCACTTAGCGACTCTGATGTTTTATCAGGTCTTTCCAAGTTAGGCTTTGAATAAGGACGAATAAATCATGGCAGCAACATCAACAACAGAAACCTGGGATGCAGCCTGGACGCTAACCATGCGAGCCAAGCGCAAAGAGTTAACCGATAACTTCTTTGACGCATACCCAACATTGGATATGTTTCGTAAAGGAAACGCTCTGGTCACTGATAATGGTGGCAAAGAGATCCAAGCCGATATTATGTATGCTGGTAATTCAGCGCAATATTTCTCGGGCTATGACGTACTTAACACGGATGCGGTCGATGGTGTAACCGCAGCATTTTATCCGTTTCGGTATGCCGCAGTGCCGATCACGATTAATTTTACCGAGGAGCAAGAGAACCGCAAACGCGATTCAGCGATGTCTCTTTTGGAAGCGAAAACTCGTCAGAGTATGTTGACGCTACGCGACCAGATCAACACTTCGCTCTACTCTGCTCAGACAGGTAAAGCTCCATTAGGATTCCAAGACGTTATTGCCGATGCCCCAGGAACTACTCCAACTACGTTGGGTGGTATCACGGTGTCCGGTAATAGCTGGTGGCAGAACAAAGCCAACAACGCTACGGCTGATACTTCGTTTACAACGATTGTCAATACGAACTTTTATGAAGGTATGATTCGTATGTCATCGCTTTGGAACGATGTTTCGGAAGGTAACGAACAGCCAACAAACATCTTTACAACCAACAGCATTTATGCTGATTTTGAAGAGATTTTTGAAGGCACAGGCTATCAGCGTTTGTCTGGTAAAGATTCACCAGGCGTAGATGGTCGCTTGCCATCATTCCGTGGTATTCCGGTTCAGTATGACCGCGATTGCGGAACGGGCCGTATGTATTTCTTGAATACAAACTATCTCAAGTTGCACATGCAATCGGGTATGAATTTTAGCAAGACTCCATTCCGTGAAAATTCAAATCAGTTGGCAAAGGTGGCCTTCATAACCGTTGGGCTGCAAGTAGTTACAAACAATCGTCGTCGTCAGGGTGTTATTTACAACTTGAACGATTAATAACTTCCAAGGCTCAAGCCAATGAGCCTTTTGAGTCCGAAGAAAAGGACAAAGGAGAATAGTAAATGAGTACAATACAAAACGCCAACTACGGGTTGGATCGAATCGGAGGAGATGGCGGTCAAGGCATCTTTGATGAATCGTCTACGCCCAAGCACAGACTTGGTGAAAAGTTAGAGTTATCCGATGGTCGTATTTTTCGGTATGCAAGTTTTGCGGCTGCAACGGGCGCAGGTCTTTTGGTTTCTCAAGATATAAGTGCTACAGCTATATCTGTACAAGATGGCAAGCTCACCGCAGCAGCGGCTGGTGCTACTGAGGTAACGTATACCGATTCAGGTACTGTTGGATCGGCTACAAAAGATCAGTATGCTGGTGGATATTTGCATACTGAAGACGATGCAGGTGAAGGTTACTGTTATCGCATTAAAAGTAATACTGCTGCATCGTCTAATGCAGTAACATTTACTTTGTATGACGGTTTGCAGGTGGCTGTAACTACCGCTACTGATACGGTGTTTACAGGAAACTTATACAACCAAGTACGTGCCGCAGTAGGTACTGCTGATTGTATTCCAGCCGGGATAACTCCAATTTCATTTACAGCGGATTATTATGGATGGATACAGGTTCGCGGTATTGCAACAGCCTTATCGGACGGGACTCCTCCAGCAGGTGGAGACGTAATGATGTCTGATGCTGTTGCTGGTGCAGTAGAGGTCGCAGATGCGTCTCACGCACAAGTTGGTTATGCTACGTCATTGGGTACTGATACTGGCTACATTGGTATTAATATTCAGTTAAACTGATTAAACATTTCGTGTGGCGGTGGGTTTTCACCTCGTGATACCTCCAGCCCATCGTCACACGTTTTTAAAAAAGAAAGCAGAAAACAATGGCAAAACGTATGTCTCAGCAAAAACAGCAAGAGCATACCCTGCCTGATGAGATCGCAGAAGTAACGTCCACTACACCTGTTGAAGAACCAACAGCCAGTGTTACGCCAGATCAAATTGCTGACCTTATACTAAAGGGAAGCGATGAGACTAAAAATGCTATTCGTAAGGCGTTAGACTTGGACAAAACGCACACTCGTCAGCGCAAATCACCAATTACCAACAGCCAAGTGCGAAATCATGTTCGTGCTGTTGGTGAGGTCACTCACGAACCTGGCTTTGTGCCTGCACCTCCATCGCGTATTAAAGATCGTGGTGAGGAAGCTGTTCGTATTTGGCAAGATCGCTGGTTGGATAACAATGGCGATAACCTGTCAGAATACGATCTTGATCAGTTGGCGGCTACGGCACATCAGTAGATGTCAGAAACTTTTGGACAGGTCAATGCAGCTTCATTTTTTGGAGATTCTGCGTTGATTGGAGCAGTAGAAGCAGATACCGTTAAAGCGGCTGAGTCGTTTACCCTTCCAAGTCTTACGACAACGGAACGCAACGCACTCACCGCTGTTAACGGGATGCTTATTTACAACTCTACGGACAATAAGTTTCAAGGCTACGAAGGCGGTTCTTGGGCTAACCTGATATAGAGTTAGCGGATGACAAATTTGCAGATTCTTCAGATCGCTCTGAGAAGGGTTGGTCTGAATACAGGTAGTTCGACATTTAAAGATAGTGCGCGTGACTATTTAAATCTGGTCACTCAAGACATAGCCTCGCGTGAAAAATGGAACTGGTTATTTAAAAGCTCGACGTTCAATACAACAAACGGTACTCGTACGTATTCGTTGGCGAGTGATGTAGTAGCCCCTCTTTCATTTAGAAATACCACTGAAGATCATGTTATCCTCATCATGTCTACTCAGGATATTGATGCGGCTGACCCAGATGCCTCTATAAACGGCGATCCTCGATGGGCGGCTATTGATGGCGTGGATGGCAGTGGGAATGTTGAGGTGACGCTATATCCAGAGCCAGACAGTACAGATACGATTGCTTACAGATATTATTCTTCTATACCTACTTTTACGTCTTCTGATGATAACAATTCAATTACACCTTATGTAGCGGCTGTATGTCAGCCTGCGCTAATACACGGCATTTCTGCTTTATACAAACAGGAAAAAGGTGACGATCAGGGCGCACTGTCAGATAAACAGGAGATGGAGCGCGTCATTGCTATAGCAGGCAGACAAAATATGAATGTGCAGGGAAACAGGACATACCGTATGCGTAGAGCGGATGACCATATTTCTGGTAAGTTTAGCTTTCAGCCTACGGAAGGAAGCATAGGATAATGCCTATTGCCGCTGAATCACTCCGTCTTGGCCCTTGGCGCAGTGGGGTAAACTATAGCCTTCCGGCTGAAGATATGCCACCAGATGGGTTGTATGAGATGGAGAACTGCACTGTAGGGTTAGCTGGTGAGGTGTCCAAGCGTAACGGGTTTGCAAAATACAACTCCAGTGCCATGAATAGCGGTGCTACGGTTACGGCATGCGGTCAGGTAGTTTTGGCCGGAACAGAAAAGACTTTTGCTTTTGCCGGAAACAAATTTTATGACGTAACGGGCGGTACGGCTACGGATCGAACAGGCACTGTGACGATAACGGCTGGTAATGACTATACGTGGGATTGGGTATTGGCCGGAAGCACCTTGATCGCGGTAAACGGTCAGGACACAGACGGCATCAAATGGACGGGTGGTTCAGCCAATGCAGCAACACTCGACGATGACTCGCGGTTTACGAAGCCTAAATGGGTAACTTTTTGGGAAAATCGTGCATGGGTAGCCAACGTAAATGGAGCCGCTGATCGGGTATGGCGAAGTGATGCTGGCGATATTGAAACGTGGGATTCGTTAGGGTTTTACTCATTAGGTTTTGACATCACTGGGTTACGCCCTTTTCAAAATGTATTGTCCATTCATACAGAGCAGGGTATCCACACTCTTACGCCCACTGGTAATTCAACAATTCCCTTCCAGCAACAACAGAGAACACAACGTGGAACGGTTGCAGGTAAAAGTATTGTTACGGTTCCTGGTGAGCGTCAATTATTCGTACGCAATGACGGCATTTACCAATGGTCTGGCGGTTCTTCTGTAGAGAAGATTTCTTTGGCACTCGATGACAGATACTGGTCAAACCTAAACGTGTCTCGTTTGCCGTATTCATTTTCGCTCTATTATCCGGCACAAGAACAAGTTTGGTTTTTTCTGCCTTATGGTGCATCGCAGACAACGATGAATAGTGTGGTGATTTACTCTGCAAGATTAAATGCGTGGTTTGGGCCGTATAACGGCTTTGCGCGTGATAGTGCAGCGTTAATAGATGATTTACCTCATGCCGGAGATTTTGCCGGACATATTATGAAGCATGACTCTGGAACAAACGATGACGGTGCAGCCATACGGGGCAGTTTTGAAACGGCTGCCATTGCACCGTTTGGTGATGCGATAGAGTGTCGCTGGTTGTATAACCGCCTACTCTACGATAACGAAGGCGCACATGATCTTGATATAGCTCAGATCAGTGCCGGTATTGTCAGTAACTTCCAAACGGTTCAGATGGGCCAAACGGGTGCGTTACTAAACAGCACGTTTGTTTTAAATACCTCAACGCTGGAGTCTAACGTATCGGGCCTGACAAGCGATAGTGATTTGTTTGGCTACGATGCAAGAACTCGATTACGTATTTCCAATTACAACACAGATGAAACATTCACGATAAGACGTACGTCATTGCAATACAAGCCTATCGGCAACGTACGCCAACGCAAAACTGGAATAGAATAATATGGCATATCAAGAACCATATGCAGGGGCAATGGCCGCGCAAAATAAAAAGAAAAAGAAACAGCCATCTATGGCACAGGCGCATTTT